ACACTAGACCTTTAGGTGGTAAGGCTAATATAGCTGAACTGCGTGTAGACTTTATGGGTCGTAGAGTGTCTTTATATGGTGCAGATAATCCAGACAGTCTGCGTGGAATATACTTAGATGGATGTGTGTTAGATGAAATAGGAAACATTAACCCTACTTTATTTACAGAAATTATTAGACCTGCTTTAGCTGACAGAATCGGCTACTGCGTAGCGATGGGTACACCCAAAGGACAAAACCACTTTAAAGACTTACGAGATAGGGGTCGTAATAAAGATGGATGGGAACTATTAGAATTTAAATCTTCCGAAACCAACATACTTGATAAAGGTGAGTTGTTAGCTGCTCAAGCAGAAATGGGTGAAGATAAATACCAGCAAGAATTTGAATGTAGTTTTAATGCTCCAGTAGAAGGAGCTTATTATTCATCTATTATTAATAAACTAGATGAACAAAAACAAATTATAGATATACCTAAAGACGAACTTGCAAGAACATATACAGGATGGGATTTAGGAATTTCAGATAGCACTTGTATATGGGTAGCACAATTAGTAAACAAAGAAATAAGACTTATAGATTTTGTAGAAAATCATGGAGTAGGTTTAGATTACTATGTTAATTGGTTACGAGAACATGACTATATGTACGCAACACATATACTTCCGCATGATGTCGCTGTACGAGAATTAGGCACAGGTAAGTCAAGAAAAGAAATGTTAGAAGAAGCAGGGTTAAATATAACTATTGCTAGCAAACTAACAATAATGGATGGCATACAATCAGCTCGTAAAATATTACCTCGTTGCTGGTTTGATACAGACAAGACAAAACAGGGATTAGATGCACTACGCAATTATCGTAGAGTGTTTGATGAAAAAAGAAATGTATTTCATGATAGACCATTTCATGACTGGGCATCTCACGCAAGTGATGCGTTCCGTTATTTAGCAGTAGGATTAGATGAGTCGCCTATGGAATCATGGAGTAAACCTTTAGAGATTAATACCAAATGGATAGTATAAATGGCATATAGCAAAAAAAATATGAAAGTAGATTCAGATGACAATAGAGAATTAGTCAATGTTATTGATTCTCATATTAATGATTCTTTAGGGTTTATTTCAACTGAAACTCAATTAGAAAGAGCAACAGCTCTTGAGTATTATTTAAGAGAACCTTATGGTAATGAAGTAGAGGGTCGCTCTCAAATTGTTACTGGTGAAGTAGCAGAAGTTGTAGATGGTGCATTACCACAAGTAATGAAAGTGTTTACTACTAATTCTAAAGCAGTAGAGTTTGAGCCAGTTAATGCAGGCGATGGAGCTTTGGCTGAACAAGTAACAGCCTATGTAAATCATATTTTCTATAAAGATAATAATGGTTTTGAAATTATGCACGATTGGTTTAAAGATGGTTTGCTTCAAAAAGTTGGAGTAGTTAAAGCCTATTGGGATGATAAAAAAAATGTTACTACAGAAAAATATGAAAACCTAACTGAAGACGAACTTGCAATGTTAATGCAAGACGAAGAAGTAGAAATAGTAGAACAAGAAGAAGTAGAAGAAATTATAGAGCAAGACCCTCAACCAATGATAGACCCACAAACTGGACAACCACCTGTTGACCCAATGACTGGACAACCTATGATGGATGAGATGGGTATGCCAATGATGATGGAAGTACCTCCTATTGTTAATATTTATTACAATGTTAAATGTAAAAAAACTAAAGATTTTTCTAAAGTTAAAATAGAAAATGTAGCACCAGAAGAATTTTTAATTGATAAAAGAGCTACTACTATTGAAGATGCTGAATTTGTAGCACAAAGAAGTTTAGTAACTCGTAGTGATTTAATAGCAATGGGATATGACCCAGATGTAGTAGAAACATTATCTACTGGAGATACATTAGACTTTACTCCAGAAAGAGTAGCAAGGTTTGGTCCAGGCGAAGAACCTTTTAATACAAATAACTCTGATGACGAAAGCATGGAACGAGTTGAGTATTATGAATGTTATGTAAGAACAGATTTAGATGAGGATGGCATAGCCGAGTTACACAGAGTTTGCTATGCAGACAACCAGGTATTGATGCACGAAGAATGTGACTATGTTCCATTTCATAGTGTTTGTCCAATACCTATCCCTCATAAATTTTTTGGTCAATCATTAGCAGATAGAGCTATGGATTTACAATTAATTAAATCTACAGTTACTAGACAAATGCTAGACAATTTATACCTAACTAATAACTATCGTGTTGGTGCAGTTGAAGGACAAGTTAATCTTGATGACCTTTTAACCTCTACAGCAGGTGGTGTTATTCGTATTAAGAATCCTAATGCTTTAGTACCAATGACAGTACAATCTAGTGCTTCACAATCATTCCCTATGTTAGAGTATTTAGACTCTGTACAAGCAAAAAGAAGTGGGGTGTCTGATGCACAACAAGGACTTAACCCAGATATACTTTCTAATGTAACTGCTACAGCAGTATCAGCAATGACTTCTGCATCACAAGGTAAGTTAGAACTTATAGCTCGTATTTTTGCAGACACAGGTGTGTCGTCTTTATTTAAAGGCATACTAGCTTTAATCTGTAAGTACCAAAACAAAGAAAGAATTATTAAAGTTCATAATAGCTTTGTACCAATGAATCCAAGAGAATGGAGTACGCAATATAATTTAACTGTTAATGTTGGATTAGGTACTGGTGGTAAACAAGAACAATTAGCTACCATGCAAATGATATTACAAAAACAAGAAGAAGTAATTAAAGGATATGGTTTAAACAACCCTTTAGTAAATATAAAACAATATAGAGATACTCTAGCAAAATTTGTAAACATGGCAGGCTTTAAAGATGACTCTGCTTTCCTTATGGAAGTGTCAGAAGAACAAGCTATGGCTATGGCTAAACAAGCAGCAGAAGCTCCAGAGAAAGATGACCCTAATACAGCAGCAGCTAAAATACTTGCAGAAGTAGAAAGAGAAAAAGCTCAAATGCAAATGCAAGCTAAGATGGCTCAACTTGAATTAGAAAAACAACAAACAGAATTAAAAATGCAAAAAGAAATGTTAGAGCTTCAACAAGAAAGAGTAGAGTTTGAAACAGAAATGGCTCTGAAAGAATTAGAATTTGCACAAAAATCACAAAGCGAAGATTCTAAAAATAAACTATCTGAATCTAAAGAACTTATAAACGCTTTAGATAAAATTAATAACATTGCAGGAATGTAATGGAAAAACAATTTGAAATTAAAGCTGTATTAAATACTCAATCATTTCTTGATGAAATAAAAGAGATGACTAAAGAGTGTTATGCAGAAATAGAAAACTCTAATCCAGAAGATATAGCTATAAGAGAAAGAGCTTATCACAGGATTAAAGCAATAGATAACATGATGACTAGACTTCAATCTGTAGTCGATAGCGACAAGATTAAGGATAAATCATGGACAATATTATAGGCATTTAGCCTGTATGGTATGCCACACCTAGATGGCTATTAAGGAAATACAATGAGTGAAGAAACCATGACTTCCGATTCAATGGAAAGTGGGTCAGACCTAACAATATCAGAAGCAGCATCTGCATTTGAAGGTATGTTATCCGCACCAGAGGACTCTAACGAGCAACCAACTGAAAAGGAAGAAGATACACAAGAAGCAGAGGCAGAAGAAGCAGAAGTTGAATTTGAAGCTGAAGAAACTGAAGAAGTTGAAGAAACTGAAGAAGTTGAAGAAGCTGAAGAAGAAACTGAAGATGAATCCGAGATTGAGGATGAAGAAGAAGTTGAGGAAGAACAAACTTTCACAGTTAAAGCAGCTGGTGAAGAAAAAGAAGTTACCCTTGATGAACTTAAAAAATCTTATCAACTTGGCTCTGATTATACTAAAAAGACTCAAGAAGTAGCTGAACAGCGTAAAGTTATAGAACAAGAAGCTAAAGCTATTATTGAAGCTAGACAAGTTAGAGATGACTACTCTCGAAAACTTCAAGCAGTTAATCAATTTTTAGTTGGCGGTAATCAAACTAAAGAAGATTTAACAGCTATGAAAGAGAACGACCCAATAGGATATGCAGTTAAGGTCGCAGAAATGACCGAAAAAAAAGAACAACTACAAATAGTGCAAGCTGAACAACAACGAATTGCTCAAGAGCAAAACTCGGATAGAGAAGCAAATATGCAAAATTATGTAGAACAAGAAGCACAAAAACTGACACAATCCTTGCCAGAGTTTTCAGACAAAGCCAAAGGCGAACAAATCAGAAATGATATTCGTAGCTATGGGAAAAAGGTTGGTTTCACAGATGAAGAATTATCTTCTGTCTATGATTCACGCCATGTTCTAGTTTTACATAAAGCTGCACAATGGGACAAACTTCAAGCATCTAAATCAGGTGTAAAAAAGAAAGTCGCAAAAGCACCGAAAATGGTGAAGGGTGGAGCAAAAGTAAAACAAAATGCAACAGATAGAACTAAAAAACAAATGCAAAGGTTGCAGCAAACTGGTTCAGCCAGAGATGCAGCAGCTATTTTTGAAAACTTAATGTAAGGAAAAATAACAATGGCAGAATTTAGAACTTTTACAGCGATTGGGCAAAGGGAAGATTTAAGTAACACAATCTACAACATTGCTCCAACAGAAACACCAGTAGTTTCATCTATTGGTAAAACAAAAGCAACAGCAACATATCATGAATGGCAAACAGATACACTATTAGCAGCTTCAGCAGCAGGTTTAAAAGAAGGTGATGATGCAGCTGGTGCTTCTGATACTCCTACAACTCGTGTAGGTAACAGAACACAAATTCAAGGTAAAACAGTACACATCTCTGGAACTCTTGATGCAGTTGATAAAGCTGGTCGTAAGACAGAAACAGCTTACCAATTAGCTAAAGCAGGACAAGAGCTAAAACGAGATATGGAAAAAACTATTCTTGGAAATGTAGCTCAAAATGCTGGTAGTGCATCAGTAGCTAGACTACTTGGTTCTATCCAAACATGGTTATTAACTAACTTTGTTACAGAAGCAACAGCAGGTTCTCCAGCAGGTCCAGTAGGTGGTAATGGTACAGCTACTCGTACTTCAGCTGGTTCTGGTAACTATCTTGCTTTTGGCGAAGATAAACTAAAAGCAGCAGTTAAATCATGTTTTGAAAATGGCGGTAATCCAACTTTATTAGTTGTACCACCAACACAAAAACAAGCAGTATCAGCTTTTACTGGTATTGCTGCACAGCGTTATCAAGCTCCTGCTGCTAAACAAACAACTATTATGGGTGCTGCTGATGTCTATTTATCAGACTTTGGTACTTTATCTGTTGTACCTGACAGATTTATGACTCCTGATGGTGGAACTGGTGGCGGTGAACAAGCATTATTGCTTGACCCAACTATGGCATCTATTGCTACACTACGACCATTTCAGTCAAATTTATTGGCTAAAACTGGTGATAGTGAAAAGCATCAAATGCTTGTTGAGTACACTCTGCAAGTATCTAACGAGAAAGCACATGGTATTGTTGCTGACTTATTAGTAGCGTAATAAAAATTAATGTTGCCCACTTCGGTGGGCAGTGTTATTAAGGATTGATATGGGAAAATATAACGATTATTTAAAAAAAGTACAATATAGAAATTACAAAGCACATGATACTTCTGATGGAAAAGTTATAGAAGTTGTGCAAGATGTAAGTGATATTATTGAAAAAAACAAAATAGAATATAACAACAACTCAACAAAATGGAGTGATGACCCTCTTGGTAACAAGATAGCATCTATACCTATGACTGTTGTAGATAAACTAAATCAACAAGGCATTATGCGAGGGCATCATGTATTAGACCAAAAAGCCTTTTTTAAGTGGTTGAACGACCCAGACAACAGATTTTTTAGAACAAAACCAGGAAGAATATAAATGGCATTTTTTACTGATTACGCAACACTACAAACTACGATAGCAAATTATTTAGCTCGTAGTGATTTAACTGCAACCATACCTGAATTTATTAGGTTAGCAGAAGATAGATTAAGCAGAGATTTGCGTATAAGACAAATGTTACAAATAGCAACAACTACTATTGACTCTACTGATGGCACAGTAGAAATACCAGCAGATTTTTTAGCTATGAAAGATATACATGTATCTTCTAGCAACCCTA